ATAATTTGGACAATTCTTACTCTGATATTTTTAGATCTATATATGATGGATTGACTGGGAATTTGAAACCAAATTCTATTCCACAAGCAATTGTAACTTTGGGCGAGTATCAATACAAAGCTGCATTTGTTGCAGATCAAGAAATTAATCTAACTGCCTTAATGGTAGAACTTATGATGGAGTGTGATTTTAAATGAATGAACAACTAGAATTTTATTCGCAAATAGGACAAGATAAAATACTTTTTCGTCTTTTCAAGGAAAAGGAAAACGGAACATTTTTGGATATAGGTTGTGGTCAACCTGATCATATCAACAATACTTATTTTTTTGAGAAAAATTTAAACTGGACAGGATTGAATTTAGATTTTGGTTCTCAATATAAAAAAAATTGGGAAAACATTAGACCACAATCTAAATTTATTTTAGAAGACGCTTTAAATGTTGATTATCTAAAGTTGCTAAAGGAAAATAATTTTTCAACCGAAATTGATCTTTTATCTATGGACTTAGATCCGTGGGATGTTACTTTCGAAGTATTAAAGAAAATTCCACTGGATAATATAAAGTTTAGTGTTATACTGTATGAACATGATGGATATAGATCTGGTGATGAATTTAAACAAAAAACAAGAACATATTTAGAATCTTACGATTATATCTTATTCACGGAGTTGAATAATCAAGATGATATCTGGGTTCATTCAACCTTTGCGGAGAATCTTAAATGAAAGAAAAAAAGAAAAAATTTACCCCGACTAGGGATTTAGTTGCACTTGAGACAACTCTCAAGGAGAAAAAAACTACTGAGCATGGTATTGTTTATACTGAAAATCAGGTTTCTGATAATTATTATGTTTGGAGTACGGTTTATTCGGTTGGACCTAAAGTAAAAGAGGTTAAGCCAGGTGATGTGGTTTACTGGAAGTTAGGATCTAATAACTCTGAGTTTTATAAAGACGGAGACTTTATTGTGGATATTGTGAATTTTACTGATTTATTGGTGGTGAAGTGTGAAACTAGGTGATTTTCTTAATTCAGTAAATTACAATAAGAAAAATTTGTTTGAAGAGAACGAGGATTTTGCAGAAAAATCCTATGTTCCTTTCATTATCAATAGATGTCTTTCTTACTTTCCGGATACAATACTTCATGCAAATAGAATGAATATGTGTAGTGGGTTATCCAAGAGAATGAACTATGAATACTACCTCCATTCGATAAGAAAAGGGAAGAGATTTTCTAAAACATTAAAGCATGAAATTTCAGACGATATTTCCTTGGTTATTACACATTTTTCTGTTTCTCGATCAAAGGCAAAGGACATGTTACCCATGCTGAAGAAAGAGTTTTTAGAAGATATTCGTGATATCTACCTCAAAACACACTAATTTATAAATATTACAAGTGTGAAATATTATTGAGGTTAAAACTATGGAAAATGAAATAGATATTTTTAAAGGTTTGGGTGTAAGAGTAAAGTTAGAAGATGAAGATGACTTTCTGATAGTCAAAGAAACGCTAACTCGCATGGGTGTTTCTTCCAGAAAAGAAAATAAGTTATTCCAGTCTTGCCATATCCTTCATAAGAAGGGTGAGTATGCTATTGTTCACTTTAAAGAACTTTTTATACTTGACAAACTGGAAAGTAATATATCAGAGTCTGATATAGCAAGAAGAAATTTAATAGCGAAATTACTTGAAGAGTGGGAATTATGTGATATACTAGATCCTGAGAAAATAAAGGATCCGATTGCTAATATAAAGCAAATAAAGATTATACCACATAAGCAGAAAAGTGAATGGGAATTGATACCTAAATATCATCTAGGAAAATAAATATAATGAAAGTGATATCTTTTTATACTGAGGGCGATGAGAAAAATTATTATAAACAGTGTGCAGATAGACTTATACGGGATTGCGACAAATATCAAATTGACTTAGATTTAGTTAAAAAAGAATCTCTGGGATCTTACAGGGAAAATTGTTTATCTAAGCCTAAGTTTATTCTTGATAAGTTAAATGAGTATAAGACTCCTTTAGTTTGGATTGATGTTGATACTGTTTTTAGAAACAAACCAGATCATTTTTATGCCGAGGCCCTTATCAATATTGATTTGGCATTTTCTTCTTCAAATACTAATTTGACAGGGATGAAGGCATCTCCTCTTTACTTCAATTATAATGAGTTATCTAAATTATTTTTAGAAGACTGGATTCAAGTATGTACTGATGTTTTAGAAAACATGGATATTAACTTTGATCATGAATCTCTTTTTGGTATGGTGTCTAAGCACTCAGGTACGATGCAATATGGATGCTTCCCCCCAGAGTATTGTATTTGGCCGGGGCAATCGAATGAAGACACTGTTATCGAAATGGGTCTTTCCGATATTTCGGATAAGATTGAAGTTCTAAAGAAAATGGGTATAGACGGTGATCTTTTAGCGATACAAACAATAGGAATATTATGAAACAAATACAGTGTGTGGGTGCGGGATTTGATCCCTCACAATCTTCATGTTCGAACCTAAAACCCCAATCTTTTTCTTGGACAACAGAACCAGCAGAAAATCAAGTTCTGATTGATAATGCAATTTTGTATGCCAACAAAATAGACAGGTTGGATAGTCAAAAATCATATGGTTGGGTTTGCGAGTCTTCGGCTATTGTTCCTCAATTAATAGAAGCATTAAAGGACTTTCATGAGGTTATCATAGAAGATGGAGAACTCGAAGCAATATTCACGAATGATAAAAGTCTTCTTGAATTAAATGATAAATTCATTTACTGTTCAAATGGCAGTAATTATCCGTGGATACCAATAGAGTCGTGGGGTATTGGGGAGAAGAATAAATTATGTTCTATGGTAGCATCACCTAAAGTCATGTGTGATGGACATCATTATCGTCAGAAAATTGCATGCAAATTTAAAGACAAAATAGATCTTTTTGGTGGTGCTTGTGGATCTGAGAGAATTGGTATTTCTGCTAATTTGGATCAGGAATGGAACGACAAAAGGATTGCAGTGTGTCCTTATAAATTTTCTATAGTCATGGAAAATATATCTTCTGACAATTACTTCACAGAAAAACTTACTGATTGCTTTGCAACCGGAACAGTTCCGATTTACTGGGGAGCAAAAAACATTGGTAATTTCTTTGACTCTAAAGGAATTATCAAATTAGATGATGATTTTAATGTAGACATTCTTACAGATGATTTGTATAATGAAATGATACCTCACATAGAAGAGAATTATAAAAAAATAAAATCTATGGAAATGGCTGATGATGAACTTGCAAACAAAATCTCATAAACCTACAGTTAAAAACGGGGAATATCTTTTTAGAGATTCTTTTGAGTTTGACTTTCCTGTTGAAATTCATTTTTCTCGTATGGAAGACTTTACGAATGCAGATGCGTTTAAGGTTCTCGTTCTGTCCAGCGAGTCAATGATGTCCCCAAATAGATCTACTGTACATGATGTGATGAACAATCACAAGAGATATGATCTAATTCTTTCAGCAGATGATGAAATTAATGTTTTCTGTAAGAATGCACATTTGTTTCCATATGGAAGCACATGGTTAAATCGAGGTGCTATTAATCATCCAGATGGTCTTGGTTTATATAAGCCTTCTCCCATCTTCGAAAGAGAACAAAAAACTTTTGATGTGAGTTTTCTGGCTTCTTGGTATAATATTGATCGACCTGGTTACAACTTAAGAAATCAGGTGTGGGTAAGGAAAGATGAAATCGAAATACCAACTAACTTCTACACAAGCACCAAGTGTTTTTCTGATTCTCCAAACCCTCTTCCGGGAGGAGAAAAGGAATCTCTTTTCGACTCTCAGTATCATATTTGTATAGAGAATCAATCAGTAGGGCATTACTTTACGGAAAAACTTATTGATGCTTTCTTAACAGAAACTATTCCTGTTTACTGGGGATGTCCAAACATTGAAGATTATTTTGATGTAGATGGAATGATTTTGTTTCAAACATTCGACGAACTTAAAGATAAATTAAATGACTTGACACCATCGTACTACGAAAGTATACTGAACATTGTTCATAAGAATAAGCAAAAGGCAATAGAGTTTGCAAATTATGATCAGAGAATATTTAATTTTATAAAAAATTCTGAAGTATAATAATGAATGTATTAGTAACAGGTGGTGCAGGTTTCATAGGAAGTAACTTAGTAGATCGACTGATTGAACAGAATCATGTTGTTACTTGTCTAGACATAAACCCACATGGATATTGGAACGAATCCGCCAAAAACTATACTGGTGACATTTGTAACCACATATTAGTCAATGATATAATGAAAGGCATAGACTATGTGTTTCATATGGCTGCTGATGTTAGGATTCAGGATGCCATACTAAATCCTATTCATTGTTACGAAACGAATGTGATGGGAACTGCTACGCTGTTGGAGGCAGCAAGAAATAACAATGTGAATAACTTTGTGTTTTCATCTACCTCGGCAGTGTATGAGTGTGATCACATGGTACAAGGTGAAGATTCTAAACTCTGTCCCACACTAAACCCATACGCATCATCTAAGTACGCTGGTGAAGATCTGTGTAGAATGTATTCTAAACTATATGGATTGCACACCACGATTCTGCGTTACTTCAATGTCTATGGAAACCGACAACACACAACAGGACAGTATGCTCCAGTGTTGGGCGTCTTTATGAAACAGAATGAAGAAGGACTGCCTCTTACGGTGACTGGTGAGGGTAAACAGAGGAGAGACTTCGTTCATGTTTCTGATGTGGTTGATGCAAATATACTAGTTGCCGAGAAGAATACCACTCCGTCCAGAGTGTATAATGTTGGATCTGGCGTGAGTTACTCGATCAAAGAGATCGCAAATATGATCTCAGA